GACAGACCATTTGTATGACACTTGAAGAACAGCAACTAAGCCTTGAAGAAGGCATGGTAAACTACGGAATTGAGAAGTACAGAAAGCAGGTAAGAGAAGCTCAACAAAAGGGTACAGAGAGTACATCTTTACACGGCATTATGCTCATGAAACACAGTGTAGATGCAGTGGAAAAGAAACTACAGAAATTTCTGAAAGATAGTTTATCTGGAGAGGTAGGAAAGAAACATCATGTAGCAGCTTTTCTTCTACATATTGATACAGATGTAGCTTCTTACATTGCACTTAAAATTACAGTTGATGGTATAAGTTATAAGCAACCATTCACTGCATTAGCAGGTAAAATAGGACAGGCTATAGAGGATCAAGTTAAGTTCAATATATGGCAAGATCACGACAGAAAAACATTCCAATATCTGAAGGAAAAGTTATCTAAACGTACTTCTTCAAGACACTTCAAAAGATATGGTCTTGTAAGACAGTGTAAATCTAACATTGAAGTGGAGAACTTAGAATTTTGGTCAGCTAAAGAAAGAATTCATGTTGGATCTAAATTACTTGACATAGTTCTTCTAGCTACTGGACTTATAAGAATTCAAGTGATGGTACATGGAACTAAGAGAAGAGAACTTCAGGTATTACCTACATCTAAAGCATTAGATTGGATACAAGCGGTAAATGTAAAAGGAGAAGTTCTTGGTCCTGCATATAAGCCTATGATTATTCCACCTAAAGATTGGATAGATTTTAACAGTGGTGGATACCTGACAAAACGAGTTCCTTTTGTAAAGGTCAGGAATCAAAGCGTGATGGATGACCTCCAAAAACTTAACTACGACATGGAGTACGAGTGTGTCAACTCACTACAGAAAACTAAATGGAAAATAAATAAACCAGTACTAGAAACCCAATTAAAAGCCTGGGAATCTAGCATTGAACTTGGATCACTCCCAAGCAGAGATGCTATTGATATTCCTCCTTCTCCTGTACCTCCAGATCTCAAGAAAAGGGATATGGATACCCAAACTTTTGAAAACTTTATAAGGTGGAAAATAACAGCATCAGAAATATATTCTGAGAATGTACGAAGGACCAGTAAAGTTTTACAGTTTTTGAGGACTATAAAAATAGCTGAAGAGTACAAAAAGTATAAACAGTTTTACTTCCCGCATAATGCAGATTTTAGAGGTCGAAAGTACACAATACCTGCATTCCTGACACCGCAAGGGCCAGAATACAGTAAAGCATTACTGACCTTTGCAGAAGGTAAACCTATAGACACTCAAGAACAGGAAGATTGGCTTGCTATACACGGTGCAAACTGTGCAGGAGTGGATAAAGTATCCTTCTACGATAGGATTAAGTTCATACGTGACAACACAGATGCAATCATTCAGTCAGCCCATAATGGACTTGACTGTGACTTCTGGCAAAAGATGGATGATCCTTGGTTGTTCTACGCATTCTGCCATGAGTGGGCTGAGTACAAAAGACATGGTAAAGGGTACAAGTCATGTCTTCCTATTGCTTTGGATGGATCTAACAATGGATTACAGCATTATAGTGCTATGCTACGTTGTCAAATAGGAGGAAAAGCCACGAATCTTACTGTAGAGGACGTTCCACAGGATATTTATCAGGACGTTGCAGACTATACTTTAAATCAGGTTAAAGATTTAGCATCACAAAATGATGAAATGGCAAGACAGTGGTTGGAAACTGGTTTTATAACCAGAAAAATGACAAAACGACCTGTTATGGTAGTTCCATACGGAGGAACATTATTTAGCTGTCGTAATTACATAGAAGATTATGTAAGGGATATGTTTTACAAGGGACATAAAAACCCTTGGGAGGGACAGCAATTACATGTACCTATAAATTGGATTTCAACAATAGTGTGGGATGCTATCAACCATGTGGTAATTTCAGCTAGAGAAGCTATGACCTGGATCAGAAATGTAGCTAGAGAACTATCTATACGACATATTCCTTTAGTTTGGAAAACACCTACTGATTTTGTGGTGTATCAACAGTATCCAAACATAAAAAGGCATAGAATAAAGACTACTATAGACGGAAACTTAATTAGACCTACATTACATACAGAAGAACCAAAGTCTATAGATCGTAATCGTGCTGTAAATGGATCAGCCCCAAATTTTGTACATGCTTTAGATGCTTCTGCTTTGACAAATACCGTCTACATGTGCAATAATGACGGAATTGATGCATATTGCATGATCCATGACTCCTATGGAACCCATGCAACCAACACTCCGATACTCGCAAAACGCTTGAGAGAGGCATTTGTAAATCTCTACAAGCAGTACGATGTATTGGAGGATTTTCGCCAATCGGCCCTTGAGGTATTAGATGAAGTTCCAGATCCCCCAAAGAAGGGAGATTTGGATCTTGATCAAATTATGGAGTCTAAGTATTTTTTCGCATAAATTCAATCACTTGTGAGATAATACCATGAAAGGGCCATTCTAGATCAAAACTATGTCGAACCTAATTAAAACAGTTAAACGGTTGATACTCGAAGATCAACCTATCCCAGTTGACGTTGAAGCCAGACTCCATGAGTACGGAATAGACGTTGACTATTTAATCAACCATTTCTCAAGGAAGATATGGCAGTAACAAGAGAGGTATCCCCGAAAGGGATTGGGAGGTTTGTGATGATTGACAAACCATCAACCAAGTTTAAGGAAGATGGTGAGTACATTGTCAAACTTGCACTCCCTGCTTCGTCAAAAGCAGCTAAAGCATTCATGAAGAAGATTGATGGCTGGCTTGATGAGTGTTGGGAGATGCATGAGTCCAAACGTAAAGCACAACCTCCTTATGTTGAAGACGGAGATGAGATTCTCTTTGTCTTTAAACAAAACGGAGTCTTTCGTTCCAAGAAAGACAACTCAGAAAGGAAGGTCACTATCAATGTGGTCGATTCTAAGTTGAACCCTATCAAGGTGAATGTTGGATCAGGAAGCGAACTCAAAGTTTCCTTCCGTCCTAGTCTTTATAAATCACCAGGAGGTGATGGAGTGAAAATGTACATGGATGCAGTGCAAGTGCTTAACTTGGTGGAGTATGTACCGACATCTGAACTTGGGTTCTCAGAAGAGGAAGGTTTTGAAGCCTCAGAAGACGAAACAAGTGACGGATTCAAAGCAGAAGAAGGGTACGAAGCAGACACAGAAGACGAAGAAGACTTCTGAGAATAAGTACCGTTCAAAACTTGAAGAGTCTGTTGCACAGGATTTAGAAAACAAGAAAGTCAGTTATATGTACGAATGGGATTGGATCGATTACACAGTCACACGTAAGTACAAGCCTGACTTTCTGTTACCTAACCAGATCCATGTTGAAGTGAAAGGTTACTTCAGATCTGCTGACCAGAGAAAGCACAGAGCAATTAAGAAACAGCATCCTCAGATCGATCTAAGGTTTGTGTTTCAGAATGTGAACTCAAGGGTGCAAGGTAGTCAAATGACATGTGCCGAATGGTGCAACAAATACGGCTTCCTGTACGCAGAAGGAGTTATTCCTAAACAATGGATCAAAGAGAGAAAAAAACAATTAAGAGAAAGGAATGCACGACAGAATGTTACAAGAAGAAAGAGATGATGAAAACAATGGTACTGATGAGGACATGGAAGTGAGATCCACAGTACAAGAAGAAAAATATGAGGACGACACTGATTACACAGAACGCTTCACTCTGAGAATGGAAGCAGGATGGAATCCTATGGGTGAACGTCTGTGGAGAGGTGCTCATGATTGGGACCGCACAGTTGAGATGAAGTTCGAGGGAGAGTATCTGGGTGAGATCCTTGACCAGTTCAAGACCTTCATGAAGGCATGTGGTTTCAGCTATGTAACGAAGCTGACTGCAACCTCGATCAGCGGTGAAGAGTACGAGTCAGAAGAAGACATGTAATGGAAGAGGAATCTAGGTGTGTGGATCACGTTCCCTGCCCTGCTTGTGGGTCTAAGGACAATCTTGCGTTATATGATGACGGTCATGCTTGGTGTTTCACTCCTGGCTGTGGCTATCGCATTTCAAAACATAATTCACAGGATGATAAGGTGGAATTTGTAGATGGTGTGTGTGAGGAACTCAGAAAGCGTAAGATACGTTCTGAGACAGTGGAAAAGTGGAGCTATGAGACAGGTACTTTCAAGGGCAAGAAAGTTCAGATTGCCAATTACAAGAGTGCAGGTCGAGTGGTTGCACAGAAACTTAGATTCCCTAATAAAGACTTTCTCTTCATAGGAGACATAAAGAACGCTGGCCTGTACGGTCAGCACCTATGGAGAGATGGTGGTAAAATGGTCACAGTGGTAGAGGGTGAGGTGGATGCACTCTCATTATCACAAGCGTTAGGAAATAAATGGCCTGTAGTAAGTATTCCTAACGGTGCTGCTGGAGCACGTAGAGCACTGGCACGTGAACTTGAGTGGCTCGAAAAGTTCGAGACTGTAGTACTCATGTTTGATCAAGACGAAGCAGGTGCAAAGGCAGTAGAAGAATCGGTTCCTTTATTCTCTCCTGGTAAAGTCAAGGTTGCCTCGCTACCTCTGAAAGATCCCTCAGAGATGCTCATGGAAGGAAGACAAGAGGAGTTAGTCAACTCCATCTGGGATGCAAAAGTTCATCGCCCAGACGGTATTATTGATGGTAAAGATCTCTGGAATCTTGTGGCGACACAGGAAACCGCAGAATCAGCACCGTATCCTTTTGCTTCCTTGAACTCCATGACACAAGGCATAAGAAAGGGAGAGATTGTGACTCTCACGGCAGGTTCTGGTGTAGGAAAATCTCAGGTCTGTCGTGAGATAGCAAATCATCTTCTTCTCATGGGTCACAAGGTCGGCTACCTTGCACTTGAGGAGAACAACAGAAGGACTGCACTTGGATTCATAGGTCTGTATCTCAACAAGCCAATACATTTACAAAATGTTGATGTGGAGGATGAGGATCTCAAGCAGGGATTTGATCAGACACTAGGAACAGGAAACATCTTTCTGTATGACCATTGGGGCAGTGTAGATCCTGATAATCTAATCAGCAAACTACGGTACATGGTGAAAGGTCTGGGATGTGAGTACATAGTCCTTGACCACATCAGCATCGTCATCTCAGGACTTGACAGGGGTGATGAAAGACGGTTACTTGACTTTGTTATGACCAAATTACGCTCACTTGTAGAAGAAGTGCAGTGTGGACTCATTTTAGTCTCTCACCTACGCAGACCAAGTGGTGATAAGGGTCATGAGGATGGAGCAAGGACTTCTCTCAGTCAATTGAGAGGTAGTCATGGCATTGCTCAACTAAGCGACATTGTAGTGGGCTGTGAGAGGGATCAGCAGGGAGAAAATCCTAATCTGACCACTGTTCGAGTGTTGAAGAACAGATGGACAGGTGAAACAGGGAAAGCGTGTAAGTTGGAGTACTCAAAGGAGACAGGTCGCATGACTGAAGTGGACTTTGGACATGACAATGATGACGATCCCTATGGATTCAACAAGAACGATGAAACCTCGGATTTTTGATGAAAAAAATTTCAACGATTTTGATAAATGGGTTTTGCATATTATCTCTAAATACTTGTTTCCAACCTGCGTATGGGAAGGGTTACACAGTAAGCACCTCCAGCGAGAGAGCAAATGGACAGATACATATTGGATTTAGAAGCAGACGGATTGCTTGACACTGTAAGCAAGGTCTTTGTGATCGTCATCAAGAACATTGACACAGGTGAACGGTGGGTCTTGACAACTGATGATGAGATCAAAGAAGGACTTGCAAGAGTACAGGATCAACACCTCATTGGACACAACCTGATCGGGTATGACCTTGAGGTTCTGAAGAGACTGTACGGTTACACGATGGACATTGAGAATGTGACAGACACACTTGTTCTTTCACGTTTGATCTACTCAGACATGAGAGCACGTGATTCAAAGTCTAAGGTTATGTCCACACGTTATTGGGGTAGTCATTCCCTGGAAGCATGGGGCTACAGACTACAGAAGCTCAAAGGTGATTACGGTAAGAGTGAAAACGCATTCACAGAACTATCGGATGAGATGGTTGACTACTGTATCCAAGATGTTGAGGTCACAGAGGAACTGTACAGGATGCTGTACAATAAGACTTCTGAATCAGCATCTGATCTTGAGCATAGGATTGCAGACATCTGTTATCAGCAGGAACACTATGGATTTCCTTTTGATGTGCAGAAAGCTGCTTCTCTTTACGCAACTTTGTCATTAAGACGGTCTATTCTTTTCAAAGAATTACGAACTGCATTTGGATCGTGGGTTCTTGATGAGGGAGAACGGAAGAAGGGCTTGTACCACAAGATTAAGATTGTGGACTTCAATCCTAACTCAAGACAGCACATTGCAAAGAGACTGAAAGAGTTACGAGGGTGGGAACCAGTAGAGTTTACACCTTCAGGTGAAGCAAAGGTGGATGAGAAAGTCCTACTTGCACTGGACTTTCCAGAAGCTCAGTTGATGGCTGAGTATTTCATGATCAACAAACGCATAGGTCAACTTGCTGAAGGTGATCAAGCGTGGCTCAAACTCGAAAGGAAAGGCAGGTTACATGGCAGGGTCAACACAATGGGGTCGGTCACAAGTCGCTGCTCTCATTCGCATCCGAACACGGCTCAAGTTCCGAGCGTTAAAGCACCCTATGGGAAGGAGTGTAGAGAGTTGTTTAAATCAGATGAAGGCTTTTCCCTTCTGGGATGTGACGTTTCTGGCCTTGAACTGCGTTGCTTGGCTCATTATATGGGCAGGTTTGACGGTGGTGCATACGGTAAAATCCTGCTTGACGGTGATATTCATACTGCCAATCAAGAAGCTGCTGGACTTGCTACAAGGGATCAGGCGAAAACTTTCGTATACGGTTTCCTGTATGGTGCAGGAGACAACAAGATCGGTCAAATCGTTGGGAAGGGGGCTAAAGAAGGAAAGAAACTAAAGGATAAATTTCTTACAAAGTTACCTGCATTAAAGAACCTCAAACAAGCAGTGCAAAAACGTGCAAAACAGGGGTGGGTCTTAGGTCTGGATGGTCGTAAAGTACCGATCAGATCTGAACACGCTGCTCTGAACACTCTACTGCAATCCGCAGGTGCAATCATCTGTAAAAGATGGGTGGTCGAACTGGATCGAATGCTTCAGGAGTCTGAGTACGAGTACGGAAAGGACTACGCACAGGTGGCATTCGTTCATGATGAAGTACAAATGTTAGTTCGAGAAGGGATTGAAAATGAAATCGGGAACATCGCAGTCAGAGCAATTGGAGTTGCAGGGGATACTTACAAATTTAGAATCCCCCTTACAGGTGAGTACTCCTATGGAAGTAATTGGGCAGGAACACATTAACATCTCCTACACAGGTCAAGCAGGAGAACATCTTATATGTTATTTGTTCCACATGTGGCATTACAACATATATCAGCCATTGAATCCTAAGAACAAGGTTGACTTTATTGTTGAACGAGATGGGAGATTCAGGATGTTACAAGTTAAGACAATAGGAAAAGAAAGAGACTACACAAATTTAGCAAGAGCAAGGTGGGGAGATAAAAAAGCAGAAAGATATGTCGAAGGTGATTTTGATTATCTCTGCGTTGCTAAATTTCCTCATGTCTATGTAGTTCCTTTTGACAAGTTAGGAAGTAAGACTAACTTCGCTATAAGTAAGTACCCAGAGTACTGTTACGACTTGAACAATCCAGAAACTTATACCATTCGCCCAAACATATCTATATGAAGAAAGTACCTGACCAAGTTATTGCCTTTGTTGATGCAGATATATGGGTCTACAGAATGACATCTTCCTGTGAAGAACCTATCAATTGGAAGAATGATTTGTGGACTATGCACTGTGATTTAGCACAGGTAAAAACATTAATAGATGATGCAGTAGTTGACCTACGAGAACGCATGGAGGCTACCAGTGTAGTTCTGTGCTTTAGTGGGCCGAATAATTTCAGGAAAAAATTAAATCCAGAATACAAGTTTCATCGTGCTACTACACGGAAACCTATGTGTTACGTTCCTGCAATTGATTACTGCAAGGAGAACTACTCCTGTATCATCGAACCTACATTAGAAGCTGATGATGTTATTGGTATACATACATCAAAGATTGATGACGAGGTTCAACGTGTGGTGGTGAGTGAGGACAAAGATCTCCTGACAGTTCCAGGGTATCACTGGGATGATGATCTCAGCATGACCTACTACCACACAGAGGAAATGGCAAACTACCAGTTCCTTACTCAGACTCTCACTGGCGACACCACAGACAACTACAAAGGATGTCCTAAGATTGGTCCCAAGTCAGCAGAGAAAGTACTGGACCTGAATACAAATGACTTCTCAATCCTTTGGGAAGCAGTGAAACAGACCTACATCAAAGCAGGTCTGACTGAAGACGATGCGATTATGAACGCACGTATGGCACGTATTCTCAGGCATGGTGAGTACGTAAATAATAAACCTGTATTATGGAGTCCTTATGGATCGTGAAGAGTTTGAGTA